AATGGATTTTGATGGGAAAATCAGCAAATGGTTTTTCAATCAGGTATCAAAAGGGGATATAAATATAATAAAACCGGAATTATTCGGAGCAAAGAAGGCGGACGAGTCGCCGGTAATATTAGATAATCTGATGAGTGATACAAATATGGAGCTATCGAAAGAAAGTTTCGGATTATATATTCCCGCAGATGATCTTATAAAACGTCGCAACTTTGGTTGGTTTGTTAGAATGTCGCCCACACAAGTGTTACAATCGAATACCCAAATTGCAAAGTATTTATTGGCGATGAATTAAACAAATGAATATTACAATATTAAATTTTATAAGGTATATAATTTTTTTAAATTATATACATTACAAATCAAGATAAGTGATTTCACAATCTATATCTTTTATTTTTTCTGTATCTATTATGTTTTTTATTTTTTTTAGTTTTAAATATATTTGAAAGTTTTCTTTTAATTTGTTTTCTTGATTTTCTGTAATTTTTATTTGAACCACCCATTGAAGAAGTAGCAGCAGCTGCAGCTGCAAGAGCAAGTGGAGATTTACGCGATGATGATTGTTTAGGATGTTTACGAGGCGAAAATCGAGGTGATGATGGAGAAATATGATGAATGGGTGGTGGTGGTGGTGGAGGAATAGATGGTGGTGGTGGAGGAGGAATAGGTGGTGAAGGAGGAGGAGGACGAGCAGCAACAATATCTGGATCTTCTGGTGAATCAGGCGGTATTTCTTCAAGATATTCATCTTCAAATAAACCGCGTTCATCACTAACATGTAAATATTCGCGTATATAGTCTCTTATTCTCGCATATATTTGAATGGTATGAATCCTTTCATTATAATTAGGCATACTATTTAAATAATCTATTAAGTTGATAGACACGCTATGCCGAATAATTTCTGTAAGGTTATTACATTTAATACCGAATAATACAGAAAATATATCTCTTAATTGACAAAAATGATGATCCCGAAGACAAATACTATTATAACAACTATCGATGATTGCAATAAGAAAAAGAATAGAATGAATAATAATCATACAAGAATCAATTTCCATAGTTTGTTCAGGATGTGTCGCTGTTGCCGGTTTAACAACAATAAGATATTGATTTTTGGCATTTGTTGGGTGCCATAGTATAGAACCATTTTGATTACGTTTTATTAATTTATTTAAATCCATAAAAGTTTCTACTACTTGCTCACCGGCCTCTAATGCGGTTGTTATTTTATGTGGTTCAACATTTAATAATATTGCGAATGAATTAAGCATATTTGCTAAGCTAGCACCTATACTTCCGAATTCTCTTATGTATTTTTGGATAATAATTTTTATTTGTTTTATACTTTTTTCTCCTTTTCTATAAAAAATTCGTCCAAAGTCTATTGCACGAACCTTAAATTGACTGAAAGGTTGTGATACGTCATACATCCAATTCCCCATATGCGCATCTAAAGGAATAAATCCAGATCGATAAAACATAATTACACATATTACTAAAGCACGTTCATTAATTTGTTCAAATAATTTTTTCTTTGTCCTAGAACAGGGTTAGAAATATAAACGGCAGGTGACACACTGCGTGGGGGGAGAGTTTCATATAATCGCATTAATGGAGTATAGGATTGAGGCAATGATTCCATAACTATAATACCAACTTTTCTTTCAAACGCAGGCTGTCCTGCAACGGGAGGAAGAACTGATTCCATTTGTCGTAATAAATATTGAAAAACATGATTATCTTTAAAAATGTCGGTTCCGATCGATGGTAATCCAACATGTTCAGGAGAAAGAGAATCAGGAAAAAAAACTTCGCGGAATTCTAATAAATTAAATTCTAAACAAGCATATACATCTGGACAAATAGGCATACCACCGTATGCCATGGTTGTGTCATATACAATAGACTGTGTTTTATATTCATTAATAAATTCTTCTATTTTACAAGTGCCCTTACGACGTTTTGGCGTATATTCACTAATTTGAGGCTCTTTATATGGTTGAATTATACAACATTTTAAAATATGTTCTGTTACAAGTCTTCCAGTAGTAGGTTGTTTATGTTCTTCGGCTGTCATTAATTCTCCGACTTCATTAAAAATATCGCTCCTAAATGGTGTAGCATCTTCTGGTAGAGTTATTCTTAATATAAATCCTGTTAAAGAATCCACGGATATAATATCAATGGCAATAGTGTTGGAAAAAATAGATACAAATTCTTTTTTACTTGTAAGTTTACGAACAACAACATCTTGTCCTTTTTTGTCTTTTATAATAATTTTCATACCACCATACTGAGTAACATTTTTTTCGCTTATATTCATACTTACAACCATTTTATTCGCTTCAAGTTAAATATATAAGATATGTATATATTTATCGTATACAAAATAATAATAAATCGAAATAATAATAAATCGAAATAATAATAAATCGAAATAATAATAAATCAAAAAAGCTGAATTAAATTATTCGTAAAAAGCGCCAGTTCAATTTCATCTTCGTGGATATTATGAAATATAGTCATATATTTACAAAGTATTTTTGTAATTTTGTATTTATTTGTTTCACTTATTAAAGGTGTTGTTTTAATAAAAAGGAAATAATTGTCTAATATATCCATAACAGAATAACCTTGATCATATAAAGAATATAATATTTTTATACAAGGTTGTAATTTTTTTTCAGTTAAAGCTTTTGTATATTCTTCAAAAATATGGAAACTAATGTTGGTGCAAAGTAGTTTAACTGTAGACAAATCTACCGGGGAATTTAATATTTTAATTTTTTCTAAATAGTTAATTAAAATTCGTATAGAAACATTAGAAATATTAAGAATAAATTTTTGTGCATCTTGTGTTATAGAAATTTGCTCATTTTTAATAATTTTGGCTAATATTTTTTCTAGACACTTATCTTCAATCTGATTAATTTTTATAATTATATTACGAGATTGAAGACTATCAATTACCTTTTGAACATTGGTGCATGATGAAATGAAATGTACCTTATGGCTATATTTATCCATACAGTTGCGAAAGACTTGCTGGCTTTGTTCATTAATAATATCTATATCATCAAGAAGAACTATTTTTTTATAGCCGGGTATAAGGGATGCTGTTTGACAAAATATTTTTAAATCATTACGATAGTAAGAAATACCCTGATCTTTAAGACTATTAAGAATAAGAATATTATCTGAATTATAATTATTTTTATAGTATTCGCGAATGATAGAATGAATAAGAGACGTTTTCCCTGATCCAGGATCACCTATTAAAAGAATATTAAGATTATTCATTGTTATAAGAGTTTGTAAAAGGTTAATAACATTATATTCTAATTGCTCGAATTGGTTAAAAAATTTAGGTTGATATTTATTAATAAATGGGAGATTTGTTTGTAGATGTGGTGGAGTTATAGAGTAAATGATGGATTCATCGCAAGATTGCATTTGTGTATAATTATAAATTATAATTATAATATAGTTTTATTAATGAATAATATGTATTAATAATATTCGTTAATAAATATTTAAGTTTATGTTTATGTAATATAATAAATATTAAAAATATAACAAATAATGAAATCTGGAAACTCTGAGACATTTTATGATATTTTGGGAGTAGAAGAAAAATGTTCACAAGATGAAATAAAAAAGGCATATCGAAAATTATCATTTATTCATCATCCTGATAAAAATGGAAATAGCGCAGAATCAACGGAAAAGTTTCAAAAGATTTCGGAAGCATTTAGCATATTAAGCGACCCTGATGAAAGGGTAAAGTATGATATGAATCGTAACAATCCTTTTGCAAATATCGGTGGAATGGGTGGTGGAGTAAGAATAAATCCAATGGATATATTCAATATGTTTATGGGAGGAATGGGAGGAATGGGAGATTCACATATGATGAATCCGATGAATGGATTTGTAAATATGGGAGGGTTAAGTGGTATGGGAGGCGGTATAGGGGGTATGGGCATGGGAGGACAAGGCCCACGTATTATAATAAGAACATTTGGCCCAGGAGGTGAATCAATAAGTGAAAATTTTATGGGCGGTGGCGGTGGAGGAAATATAAATATGAATGATCCTTTTGGTATATTTAATAATATATTTCATGGAAATCATACAAACCAAGTAAATCATGACTCACATATCCATCATCAAGAGATGCATAAAACACCAAGATTTAATAAGAAATTAGAACCGAAACCTCCTCTTATAAGTGTAAATGCATCAATTACATTAGAGCATGTATGTCAAGGAGCGACTATACCAGTAGAAATGGAGCGCTGGAATATAAATAAGGAAGGTGTCTATGAATTGGATAATCATGTGGAATATATTTCAGTTCCTGTTGGGACAGAAAATGGAGAAGTTATAATATTAAGCAATCGTGGTAATGAGACATCGGATGGTATGCGTGGTGATGTAAAGGTAACATTTACTGTAGAGGAACATCCATTATTTAAACGCAATGGACAAGATATTATAATAGAAAAAAAAATAACACTAAAAGACGCACTATGTGGTTTTGTATTTGATATAGAACACGTAAATGGTAAAAAATTCTCATTCAATAGTTCCGCTGGGAATATAATACGAGATGGTTTAATAAAAACAATTCCGCGTTTGGGGTTACAACGCGGCAATGAAGTCGGAAATTTAAATGTAGTATTTAGAGTGACATATCCAGATAAGTTGAGCGAAGAACAAATAAAAATATTGGGAAATACATTATAGGTTGGCGGAGGCATGGGTGTATTGATAGCGATACACATGCGCGTCAAACTTATCCAGCGTGTTGCTGTGTATGCGCAGATACTTTAGCCAAATATGCTGCGCGATTTGTTTTGTATAGATGAGCCAATTCGGGAACAAGAGGATCGTCAGGATTTGGTTCGTGCATGAGTGATGAAAGACTGAGAAGTAATTTGGAAACGGTGAGAGCGGGACTCCATTTGTCTTTGAGAATATCAAGACATATGCCACCTGATGAGCTTACATTTGGGTGTAAAATTGGTGTAATGAATTTGACATGGGGAGGTTTGAAAGGGTAGTCAACAGGGAAGTCGATATCAAGGAAGAATATACCGCCATGGTAAGGAGAGCCTTCAGGCCCGGTGATAGTTGCGCGCCATTTCATAATATCATCAGAGTGAGGGCCGGCACTACAGTTGGATGGAGGATCTTTCACGAGCTCGTTAAGTTCTTTTTGGATGCGTTTCGTGATACTCATTTTAGTGGTATATATATAATATTTTCGACAGGATAATGCTTGTGTGATTATATATATGGATATATTATATATTTTGTATATCAATTTTCTTGATATATAAAATAAAAATACAGATATAATATATATATACTTCACATCAATGTGCTACAGTGTAGAGTCAAGTGCTAAAACTACCTTATATTCTTTAGTTGCCATTATTGTAATGTTTTGTTCAAGTGTTCCACATTTTAAATGGATTGGTGCAATGATGATTGGTTGGTGTGTTATGCAATTTGCAGAATTATTGTTATGGCTTACAAACCCGCGTAAATCATGTACACCTATGAATAAGTTAATAACACTTACGCTTATTCCTTTGGTTTTAATTTCACAACCATTAGGTGGATTATTTGGTTCATTTTTTGTAAAACCATGGGCATCATGCAATAATAAACGTAAATTATTTATTGTAGGATACGCTATTATAGTCTCATTTTTTATGATGGTATATTTTTACACAAATGCACAAAAATATTGCACAACAGTTACACCAGAGGGACATCTTTATTGGTGGTTAACTGCAATTACACCTAAAAATAAAGAAGATAACTTACTAGCATATTACACGTGGTTGTTTATAATATTAGTTCCTGTCCTCATGTTATGGGATATATCATATAAAGCGATTATTGCGATTGGCATATTACCATTTTTTGGTTTTATTTACGGAATGAAGACAGATTCTAAAGCAAGTATATGGTGTCACTATACGAGTTATACTGCAATTATTTCGTTGATAATGTATGGTTTATATAAATTCAAGATATACAATATTTTGAAGTGATAATAAGGATCGTAGTTGTAGTTGTAGTTGTAGTCTAATACGCAACACATTGCCCTGTGCGCTGAGTGCCTGAAGCAGTTTGACAAGAAGTAGCTTGGCGATATTGGTAGCGGCGAACGGAGCGATTCAATCCGCCTACACCTGAACCGGGAATAAAACGGTTAATTGTGCTATCGTTGGCTGTATTTATAAAAAAAAGACGGTGAGCACCGCCAGCAGTAGATTTTGCACGGACAAGGCCACGGGCGACATTATAAGGTTGGTTACTAATAGTCATGGCTGAATTAAGCGATGTTGCTATATAATAGAAGGATATTATATTTTGTTTTGCATGCAACAAAATATTATACACATATAATATATACAATATATACATATATAATATATAAATTTATATAAATATCATGAGCGATCAACCACCCCACAAACCATCCAAACCTCGAAAATATAAAAATACAAAATCTACAACTTGTATAGGTTGCGGTTCTTTACATACACAGGAATTTAGACAACCGGTGTGTATTTTTCATAAACCAGAAAATGTAGCTACGTTACAAGAAAAGCTTCATTCCCCTGTTGTAGAATTTATATCTAAACCTAAAAATAGTCATGGACGTTCTGAAGGTGCGTGTGAATTAGTAACACTTATGGAAATGATGGTTATACCTGAACTTGAACTTGAACATGAACCAGAAGAAATGTCCTCTGAATTTCCTCCAGGTATGGATATTGATCGCCCTGTATTTAGTCCACTATCTGCTACATTCCCAGAAGTAGTGAACCTTACACTTGATTTTTCTAACGAAGCTTTACAAGAACTTGTGGGGCGACTATTTGAATATTTCGAAAACCGCGATGATGGGTATTTCAATGGGCAACCAAGAAGGTATAATATTATTAGACCCGAGTTTGCAGATACATGTAGGTTCGATTTAAAGTCACGATTTCCCAATCTTAAATTATTGACATTAGTTGAACGCGACGGTATTAAAAGCGGGTTAACCAATCTTTTTTTATTACCTCCATCTTTGCGCGTATTGCGAACAAATAAAAATGTGTTAAATCCTCAGCTTTATTCCGAATTTTTATCGAATGTTCCAAGGTTGAGCGATCTGTTAATGGACTTTAAAATGCATGACACCATGTCAGCAAATGAAGAACCCAGTTTAAAACGGAATGATGTGTTAAGACAGTTTACAGAACTCGAAGTAGCAAGTGTTAATTTATCAGTTGTTCCGAAATTAAGAAGACTTCGTTTTACAGATACTCTGGTTATAGGTAAGTTCAATCCAGCGAAACCAATCAGTTTGAGTTCAGAACGCGCGCTAGAATTGTGCAGTTTTTTAGAACAAACCCATGCACCACCAAGTTTAGAATCACTAGAATTTCCAGCTAGTTCAAATTTTTTTAAAGTAAATATGGCGTGCGCTCCGTTTAAAGAATCTAAACCTGAAAAATCGTTTGAAAGATTACTCGAAAATTTTAGATGCGTTTTCCCACGAAAAATTCAATGCGTGGATGTATCGTCTCCTTATTCTGAAGGACCGCGAGGGCTTGATGTATGGGAACAGAAACGATATATTATATTACTTGTCGATGCTTTTGAGCGCTGTTATTTTGAAGACGTTGTATCGCATAGATTACACCATCTTTGTATAAAATTACGCAATCCAAGCGCGGCAAAAAGTGAAGCTCCGCGTGTGGCTGTCGAAAATAGTGAGAATTTGAAACGTAATTTACGAATGTTTTTAGGGGGAACTCAATTTGGATTACCGGAAACTTTTGCGGATAAAGTTATTTACCAAGTAGAGGTGAGATTTCGTGACGCTTTGAGAACTGTTGCTAGTGAGTTAAATTTATCGCACACGTCATTAATGCGGATGAGTAACTCGGGTGTCAGTGTCAGCGAATTGAAAAACGATAAGGCGATGCGACTTATAATAGGTAAACGAATGGAATCTTCATATTTTTCTTCTTATTTTGAAGCGCTTCGTCCCAAATTGAATATTTTTACACAAAAACACGCGAAGCCAAATACAGAACCACGGAGTTGTGGATGTAATACATGTCAAATCGCAATGAATGCTGGTATAGATAAAGATCTTAATACGGCTGCGAGAATTCCGTTTAGTATATCAGGTATAAGATCGATGGAAGAATATGATGCTATGTTTAATTCTATGAGGCGTGGGCGTGGTAGTCCGCGAAGTCCTCGTAGTCCCAATACTCCAAGTCCGAGACATACACCCAGGTATGGTTCTAGAAATAGACGCACGCGTAGTCGTAATCCTAGTCCTGGGTATAGACCTAGATCTAAACCTAGAAGCAATGATGAAGGTAGTCCTAAAAGCGGTGGAAGTATACGACATAGAGCAACCAAGCGAATGCAAAAACATAGACATGTAAAAAAAACAGACAGAACTAGAAAATATTAAGCGAAAAATAATATAA